CGCTGCGATTGTCGTACTACACCACACTTCGGAAGCAGTTCCTGGGAATCCTTGTCAGCCAAGAAGCGCAATACAAGGGAAAGTTTCTCAGTTACCTGCCCTCATATGTACGCTTGGCACTGTTGGCACGTCGCTTGGCGTGGCTGCAGTCAAGAATCGCTACGGAAGAGCAGATGCGGGAGGGACGCTTATGACTTGGTTAGCATTTAATCCTGAGTACATGTATGTAGAAGACATCCCAGAGAACTCATGAAACTAAGAATTCGTAATCCATTTTACTTTATTGAGGATGATTGGACATCTGTCAGTTGTTTTCATTGTGGCAGAAAATTTGTAATGTATATCCCAAATATTCGTGCATACAATTATTGTACGGAGTGTGAATGACAATCTATCCTAATTGGTTTGTTGAACGACAGAATAACTTTGAACTTTACCTATCTCCATTTGCAGATAAGCCTAACTTGCAGTTCTTGCAACTTGGAGTATTTAATGGAGACGCAAGTATATGGATGTTAGACAATATCCTGACTGATGAATCGTCAGAACTAATTGATGTTGATACTTGGCTTGGTTCTCCTACGGAGGATGTTCATAGTAAAATGGATTTTGAAGATGTATGGAAAAGTTATCTTTATAGAGTAAAAGATTACAATAATGTATTTCCTGTTAGGGGTACCAGTAATGAATTTTTTAACAATTACGAAGATGATGGCGATTGGTGGTATGACTTCATCTACATAGATGCAGACCACACCGCAGCAGGCGTAATGGATGATGCAGTAATGGCGTGGCAACACCTAAAGCCAGGTGGTATTATGGCATTTGATGACTATGTTTGGACTCATGAAAAGGGTTCACTCTATGAGCCTAAATCAGCAATTGATTTCTTTTGTTGGGCTAAACAATTAGAACTTAAAATTATTGATACCAATGAACAGTTATGGGTACAAAAAAATGACAACTAGAAAATCACACAAAGCCAGAGGAGCAACATTTGAAACCGAACTACGAGATTATTTTAGACGAATTGGACTTGATAGTGAGAGACTTGCAAGAACAGGTGCACGAGATGAAGGCGACGTTGTTGTACGCTCGGACTTCCTCGGGTTCATCGGAGTCATCGAAGCCAAAGCCCCAGGTCAATCAGGTCGCATTGACCTCTCTGGTTGGACGAAAGAGGCTCAAATTGAAGCAACGCATTATTCAGAAGCAAGAGGGATTAAAAGAACATCCGTCTTATCTGCGGTTATTATCAAAGCGCGAGGAAAAAAAATAGCAGATGCTTATTTAGTATTAAGGTTAGGCGATGTATTTGACGGATGATTTACCAGACATAGTTTTGGTGTTAAGGCACTATGGTGCTAATCCACCAAGGACTACTGGACAAGTTAATTTGAAGTGTCCGTTCCATAATGACACTCATAGTTCGGCAAGTTTTAACACTAAGGAAAACATATTTAATTGTTTTGCTTGTGGAATGAACGGCAATAGTTTACAGATTATAGCGAAGCAGGAAAGGGTTGACATACATGAAGCAAAATCTTTCGCAGAAGGAATTACTGGGCAGAGCAGCGGCAAAGTACGCGGCAAACATCTTTCAGGCGGAAGATTACCTAGCAAGCAGGGGAATAACGCGGGAAGCAGCACGTCTGGCTCGATTCGGCGTAGTAGGGGAGCCTGAGATTGGACACGAAACGTTTCAAGGAAGACTATGCATCCCCTATATTACAAAGTCTGGTGTTGTTGACCTGCGCTTTCGTTCTCTTAATCCTGCTGTAGAACCTAAGTATATGGGTATGACAGGTTTTGAAACAAAAATGTATAATGTATTAGATATTGATAGAGCGGGAGATTGGATTGGAGTATGCGAAGGTGAACTGGATACTATTACTTTGTCTGCCTGTGTTGGCATACCTTGCATCGGTGTACCTGGTGCTAACTCTTGGAAGAAACACTATACCAGATTACTTGCAGACTTTGAGCGAGTCTTTGTCTTTGCTGACGGAGACCAACCAGGAAAAGAATTTGCTGCTAGTCTCTCCCGTGAGTTGCCAGTCACCATTGTGCAAATGCCAGACGGAGAAGATGTCAACTCTTGCTACGTCAAGTATGGCTCCCAGTATATTCGAGAAAGAATGGGATTAGATGAAGGATAAAATTCCACCATGTAAGGTATGCGGTGAACACTTTGATAATATATTTGATGCTACTGACCATCTTATAGATGATGAAGGTGGCGAAGAGTTTGACCCTAAACTTATACTTCCTGGCGGATATCAATTAATGATTGGTTCTTTACTTCGTTGCATATACAGCATGGCAGATAACCCAGAAGAAATTAAAAACATCACTCAATCAACCTATGCAACTTTATATGCTGCAGAATCTAGTCCTAAAAAAATGAAAAAATATATAGAAGATATAGTTATTCATGAAGAGATGCGTCAACTTGATAGCGAACTAATACATTTCCTAGCAGAAACCAACGAAGAAAAAGATGGAGAGTGATGAGATATGGCAGATTATAACCCACTTGGAAAAGCAAGGTTTCCATATAATCAAGAAACAGATAGAGGAGAAATCACTCATATTGACGCTCAAAGTACCACTTTTGAGTACAATGTTGGAAAAACCTACCAAGAATTATTAGATTTATTATTATCTAAACATAGAGATTATGGTTCAAAGAATATTGCTGATGCTCCTGGTGGTGCCATCAATGGACTACGTGTTCGTATGCATGATAAGTTAGCACGTATAAATAATTTATATGGTAGTGCATTACAACCAGAGCATGAGTCTCTTGAAGATTCATTCAAAGATATGGCTAACTATGCAGTCATCGGATTGCTAGTACTGAGAGGAGAATGGGACAAATGAAAATATTTGGACCTTACAAAGGCAGTAAACAAAATGGTGGTCGTCCTATCTATGTCATCAAACGTAAGAAAAAAGATGGCACAACTGAGACTACATCTACAAACAAAGCCCGCTTAGATTTTAAGAAGGCTACTGGTAAGAAATTAAAACGCACTACAGATGTTGACCATAAAGACAATGGTGGGCGTGCTGGTCGTGATGGTATAAGTAACCTTCAAGCGATGTCTCATAAGAAAAATGTAGGCAAGGAAAACAAGAGACGAGCCAAAAAGAAATGAAAACTATAGTCTGTATTTCAGACCTGCAAGTACCGTATCATGACGTAGAAGCAGTCAATGCAATTGCTAAGTTCATCAAGTGGTACCAACCTGAAACTGTTGTATCTTGTGGTGACGAAATGGATATGCAGACTATTAGTAAATGGAGTAAAGGTACCGAGTTAGAGTTTGAGCGTTCTATTGGACGCGATAGAGATACTACTAAGAAAGTACTCTATGATTTAACTATTGAACATATGATTCGCAGTAATCATACTGATAGATTATTTAATACAGTTGCAATGAGAGTGCCAGGATTTCTTGGCTTACCTGAATTGCAATTAGAAAACTTTTTAGGACTTAATGAGTTAGGAATTAAATACCACAAAGACCCATATGAACTAGCCCCTGGTTGGTTGTTAATGCATGGTGATGAAGGTAACGTGCAGCCTACGGCTGGTGCTACAGCCCTTGGATTAGCCAAACGTAGCGGTATGTCAATAGTCTGTGGACATACTCACCGCATGGGCTTAACACATCATACTCAAACATATCGTGGCGGTAAACCTAAAACTATTTGGGGTATGGAACTGGGCAATCTAATGAACTATGCTAACGCTAAGTACATTAAGGCTGGCTTATTTACATGGCAACAAGGCTTTGGTATTCTTCATGTTGATGCTAAAACAGTAGTGCCACAGTTAGTTCCAATTGTTAATAAATCATTTACTGTAGAAGGTCGAACTTTCAAATGGTAGATAATACACATCTTGAATGGAAGCGTATAGAAAAATGGGACTACATTGTAACTGCTGTTGCATCTGAGTACCATAGAAAATATGATATGGTTGAATTGGAAGACATAAAACAATCATTATACAAGTGGTTCCTTGAGCATCCTAATAAATTAAATGAGTGGGAAGCAATAGGTGAGAAAGATGCTAAGAATCTAATCTATCGTTGCCTTCGTAATGATGCATTGGATTATTGTTTAGAGTGGAAAGCCAAGTCTGTTGGCTATGAAACTTCGGATGTATTCTTTTATGAAGCAGATATAATTGAAGCACTCTTGCCCTCAGTTTTACGAGGTGAGTTTGGTGTGTTGCATAAGTTAAATCTAGTCGGTCCAAGTAAGCCACCTGCTCCTGCCGAAGGCGGTAACATGATGGTAATGATGATTGAAATAGATAAAGCGTACCGCAAACTCAGCACCGAGGATAGGACAGTACTGTTTTACAGGTACGCTGAATCTATGGACTATGGCGATGTCGCTACCGAGATGAATTTAGGTAGTGAAGATGCTGCTCGTATGCGCCATAATCGTGCAGTCAAAAAACTTATCACTAGAATCGGTGGATTCCGACCTTGGTCAGATAAAGATTTTGACGATAAACCTGCCGATAGCACAGAAGAAAATCCATCCATACCACCAGACGAAAGCAGCGAAGAGGGGCACAGCCAAGGGACTG